GAAACTTTAAAGAATTTAAGACAAAGGCAGTGATGAGAAAAATGAGCACCGCTGGGATTGTAGAAAAAGAGACTCATTTGATGCAAAGGATGAAGTAATGAAGATTTGTGTATTAGGAAAGGGATTATTGGCCGAAGATTTTAAACGATTGAATTTTGTCGTGATAGAAGATGATATATACTCATTTAATACGGATCAGTTAGATGGTTATGATACGATTATAAACGTACATGAGTATGGTAACGTGATTGGAGATGATGATATCAAACTATTAGTCCGAAAAAATGTTCAGTTCTCATCTTTCATATCGGAATATTGCAAAACCCGAAAGAAACACTATGTATATTTATCAACTGGTGACCTATATTGCGGTGGGTATGAGCAATCGACCGAATCATCAAAGATTTGTGCATATAATGGGTATGAGTCGTCTAAATTGATATCCGAATTAGAGTGTGACAAGAAGGATTTGATCATTAGAACTAAAAATATTTTTAATGATCAACCGAGTATGGAAAATTCACTCTATCGTGCTGTCCTAGAAAGTAGACCAACCACAAACGTAGAAAGTTATACGTGGACTGTTGACTTGATACGATCAATTGTGATACTATTAAGAAAGAAAAAGCATGGAGTGTTTAACGTTACTTCGGATGGGACAATATCCCAATCGAGAATATGCAACATATTAGATGTTGGTAATGTAGCACCACACGAAGATGTAGATGTTGAAAAATATCATACTCTAGACTGTTCTACACTCCATAGATTATTTACACCGATGGGATTATCGTATAACCTGAAAAAGTGTTATGGGTTGTTCGAGTCGGAATTGAATTTGGAAGATAATGAATAACGTTTTAAGTATATGCATCACGAATAAAAACAGGTCGAGGGTCGAGTGGGATTATATAGCACCTCCTCTGACTCTTTTACCAAACTGTATCACCAGTATTGGTGATGGGTTTTCTATTAGAGATGAAGTTGAAATTATTACAACAGATTGGGACTCGGACGATTGGCCTCTCGTAGAGTGGATGCCAGATTTATGTAAAAACCCCTATCGAATTATAAATATTGGAGAAGATGGATTCTCTAAGGGGTTTGGTATCAACGAAGCAGTTAAACATGCGAGTGGTGACACTATATTTCTTATGGATGCTGACATGCTTTTAACATCTCGAAAGGTTGTTGAGAGGGGGATGCGAATATCATTCGATGGAGGTGCATATTTTCCAATTCCAAAGTATATGACATCAACGCATGGCGATTATAAGTATAGCGGTGGACTTGGGAATGTAATAATGAGCAAAGAGTTATTCTACAGGGCTGGTACAATGCCAGAATACTGGAGATATGGATTTGAAGACCTAGACTTCTTTAAAATAGTAAAGTCGATGGGTGTTGATGTTGAGAGTAGACGAGAAGAGTCGTTTATTCATCAATGGCACCCACAGTCATTAGCATTTAAAGAAAAATATATAGATGATGACCCAGAACATGGTGCCCAAATAGAAGAACGGGTTCAGGTGTACTCTGGAATGAGATATAACAATGAAGATTTTAAGATTTAAGAAATTAACAATGACAAATTTCATGTCCATCGGAAGCACTCCGTTGGTTATTGATTTTGAAAATGGGTTGAACCTTATTACTGGATATGATCTAGACGATCCAACCACTAAAAACGGAATTGGCAAGTCAACTATTTGTGATGGGCTGGTTTTCGCATTATTTGGTGAGCTAGTCAAGAAAGTAAAGGTCGCTGAAATTGTTAACGATAAAAATTGCAAGAAATGTGTGGTTGAATTGGAATTCAGTATCGATACTGGGTTTATGGTCACCGATTATAAGATAATTAGAGGAATCAAGCCATCAATTTTAGAATTTACAATGAATGGTAACGCAGATGAGGCATTATCGACCTCTGCAAAGACCAATGAGGCTATTAAGTTTCACATAGGAATAGGTAAGGGTCTATTTAAGCAGGCAATCATCATGTCTATGGGTAAGAGTGTCCCATTTTTCGAACAGGGTAAGCCAGAAAAGCGTGGATACGTAGAGGGAGTCCTCAATTTATCTATATTTTCGGAGATGCTTAAGGAAAGTAGGAGTGGATACAACGACTCCAAGAAGGAAATGGATTCATTATTCGTTCAACTGACCAATGAGAAGGATAGATTGACCCAATATAGAGAGAAAGATGCAGTATTTGAGGAAAACAAGAACGAGTACATTACGCTATTGAAGTCCCAAATCACTAAACAGGTAGCTGATATCAAAGAATTACAAGATGAGGTCAAGGATGAGGATGATCCTTCGGAGATTAATAACCACATAGCTAAAGTTACCCTAAAACAAGAGAAGCTTTCGGAGATTTTGGGTACAGTTCAAACTAAAAGAAACATTTTACAGAACGAACAGGTCGAATTGGAACTATATCTTAAAAGAAAACAGGATAATTGTCCAACTTGTCATCGTGTGTATGATGATATAGACGAGCGTAAGAGGGTGCAGAATGAAAAATCCGACAGACTGGTGGAAGTGAAGGAAGAATATCAAGGTTACCGAGAAAAAATATCCTTATGTTCCAAAAAGGGTGAAGAACTTAGTGCAGAAAAAACCAAATACTCAAATCGTTTAAGAGAATTAACGACGATTAAGACAAATAACGCATCTATAAAACGTCATATTGATAGCATCAAAGAATCTGCACTAGGAAATAAAGAAAAGATACTAACAAAGCAGAAGGAAGAGTCTAATTTTTCAGAGTTGATTGACTCAAGTGTGGACTCTCATAAGGAATTGAAGAGTGATCACGACGAAACATCAACCGAAAACAAAGTGTATGATATTTGTAAGTTTGTTTTATCCGAAGAGGGTGTCAAGAGTGAAATAATTACCAAGATGAAGGGTCTACTGAATCAAAAGGTAAATCATTATCTAGGACTTATGGATTCTCAAAACATTTGCACCTTTGATGAGTACTTCGTTGAAACAATTTACAATAAATATGGAAAAGAAAAGTCGTATGGTACGTTTTCTGGTGGTGAATCAAAAAGATTTGATCTGTCTATCCTATTTGCGTTCCAAGATATACTTAGAGATCAGAGTGGAATCGATATTAGACTTGGATTTTACGATGAGATTTTGGATACGTCGATAGATGAGGCTGGAAGAGAAGCAGTGTTACAGATTTTGAAAGATAAATCTAAAGACACACCAATTTATATCGTCTCTCATAGACGAAAGATGTCCGATCTTATAGACAGAGAGATTATTTTAGAAAAACACAACGACTTCACATACTTGAAGGGTGTAGAATGAATTTAGGGGAAATAAAATGCAGAATAACATGATAGGAGTACATGGATTACCAAATCAAGCCACGGCTGGGCTACCACAATTCATAAGACCAGAGCCAGTCGTACAACCAAGACCAAACCCAAACCCAAAGGGGATGGCTGATAACGGGGCAGTGAATTATTATGGAGACTACGGTGGGTGTGGTTGGTGGAGAATGCATCTTCCTGAGACTATGATCAACTTTTCTAAGAGAGGAATGATTAATAGCCTTCATAAACTTATTCCAGATGCGAATTTCTATAGGGATGTCAAGTGTGTAAGACTACAGAGGCAAGCCTCTCCCGTTTGCGCCAAATTCTTTAAGGGATTACGTAAAGCATCTGACGAGATGGGGTTCAAAATGGTCTACGAAATCGATGACATTGTATTCAAGGACGACATTCCAGATTTCAACAAGGCAAAGTGTGCATTTGATACAGATGAGACCCTAGAGGCCATCCTTAGCATGATGAACGACTGTCACGAGCTTACTGTGACCTGTCCGTTCATGAAAGATTACTATGCAGAGAAGTTAAATCACGATAACATTAGAGTAATACCTAACATGCCTAGTAAAACTTGGTTCGATGGATACTACACATCACAAAAAGTGATGACCGACTATAATAATTTCAAAGATAGACCGAGAGTTTTATATGCTGGGTCTGGAAATCACTTCGATGTCGAAGGTAAAGGTCGTGATGATGACTTCACACATGTTGTAGACCATATAATTAAATCCAGAAAGGATTTCAAGTGGGTATTTCTCGGATCAATGCCACATCAATTGAATCCATATGTAAAGACTGGAGATATGGAGTTTCATAAATGGTCATCTGTTCCAGACTATCCAAGAAAGATACACGATCTTCATGTTAATGCTGTCGTTGCTCCCTTAATGGACTGTACATTTAACAAAGCGAAGAGTAATATTAAGTACTTGGAGTCAGCCTGTCTTGGAATCCCGGGAGTGTTCCAAGACCTTGTTACGTATAAGGATGCACCAATTAGATTTTCTGACGGATCTGATATGATAAGAAAGTTAACCAAGTTACTTGAAAACCGCCAGCATTATGTTAAGATGTCTAAGCAAGCTCGGAACTATGCTGATGGCATGTGGCTTGACGACAACATAGATATGTACACTGATATGTACTTTGGGGGATGATAATATGACGAATAATACTATGACGGATAAGATAAATGAGATGACTAAGAAGTCCAATCACGCAAGTGACGGGTGTATACAGGCGCACAACACCAGTACTAATTATAAGACAACTGATACTATAGGTGACGCCGGGATTTATAATGGTACTATTAATAATTCCTCTATCTGGTATGAAGATCCCCGTTTATCCAACCTCGATTGTAGTCAACCCGAGCGTAAACATAAACATCACAAGATTTCTCAAATCGATGATGATGATCGTATAGAAATGAAAGATATGGATTTACATATCCAACCAACACATAATGGATTTGCCTTGACATACATTCAGGACGGACGTTCAATGTTTTATGCGTTCAATACACTGGAAGAATTATTCAATTTCATAAAAGATATGGGTGTGATGGACTTATCATCTAAAGAGGTAGCGGATAGTGTATAGGAATGTAGTATATAACAGTAGAACCAGAGAGATTTTATTAGGAACATGGGACGAGTTGGGAGAGCGAATAGAAAAACGCATCCCATTTAAACCATACCTATATCTGGAACATAAATCTGGGAAAGATGGTGTTAGTATCTTTGGTACTCCCCTCAAGAAACGGGAGTTCGACACCAATTGGGATAGAAATAAGTTTGTTGAACGTGCTGGAATCAAAAGAATATTTCACAACCTTCCACCTGAACAGCAATTTCTAATCGACGAGTACTCTCATCATAAGAATCAATACGATTTTACGGACAACCCACTTAGAGTTTTCTACTTAGACATTGAAACCTTTTCACAAAATGGAGTTCCCAAACCCGATGAAGCAAAAGACCCCGTTAATCTAATTACAATTTACGATACACTTGCAAAACAATATTTTACTTGGGGAGTCGGTGCATATTCAACCACTCGTGATGATGTCACTTACTGTAAATGTACAAGTGAGTCCGATTTACTAAAACGGTTTATGAGATATTGGACTAAAAACTATCCAGACATCTTAACAAACTGGAACGGTGACTATTTTGATATACCATATCTCGTAAATAGGATGACCAGATTGTTTGGTGAATCATTTGCAGAGAAATTATCACCAACGGGACGACTTTGGTCAAGAGAAGGTGTAAATCGATTCAAACTTCCAGTTACAGAGTGGACAATTCAATCAATCGCATGTATCGATTACATGAAAGCCTATCAGAAGTTCTCAAAAAACGAACGAGAGTCCTATGGATTGGATTATATTTGTGAATTAGAGTTGGGTGAAGGTAAAATCGACTTCGAAGGATCACTAGCAGACCTCTCTATTAGAGATTGGAGTACCTTTGTAGATTATAACATTCGAGATGTTGAGCTTATGGTTGATCTTGAAGAGAAACTACATTATATTAGACTGTGTAGGATGATCGCATACAAGGGTCTTACTAAATTCGAGAAGGCTTTACAGACAACCAATGTTGTTGCAGGTGCATTTGCTCTTGAAGCGAGAAAAGTTGATAAGATTATCCCAACATTTGAATATACAAAGGGTGGAAAGCCACCCGGTGGGCTTGTTAGGTTCCCAGAAGCTGGGTTCAAAGATGATATTGTCAGTTTCGATGCAAAAAGCTTGTATCCAAGAACAATTGAAACATTAAATTTATCACCAGAAACCAAAATTGGTCAGTCATATGCAGATGAGAACTTCACATATATAACATCTATCCGAGGTAAAGAGTTTAAATTACGAAATGATGAGTTTGCCAAGTGGATGATCGATAGTAATGTGTGCAAGTCTATTAATGGAACACTTTTCAACCAAGAGAAAAAGGGAATCATTCCTTGTTTGATCGAAGGAATATATTCAGAGAGAAAAGAAAATAAAGCTCGTGGTAAAAAAGCCGAAAGACGAATGAAAAGGGTCAAGAGTAATTCAGCAGAGTACATTCAAGCTAAACTCGAAGCAGAAGTGTTGGATACACTCCAATATACTTTGAAAATTTTGATGAATTCAATCTATGGAACGTTTGGAAATCCATATTCAGTCCTTTATGATTTGGATTGTTCTGCAAGCATCACGCTTACTGGTCAGGAAGTGAACAACCAATCAACATATGCCGTTCAAACATATGCAAAAGACAAGTTTGGTGTTGAAGATAATCTAATTATTTACGGAGACACGGACAGTATCTACATAACACTGACTCCAATTCTAAAAAAGCTTGGAATAACACTTTTGGAGGACTCAAATAGGGTTGTCGGTGAAACACCAGTTGTAACGAAACAGGCAATGGACATCATTAGAGAGATTGGTGGTGAAGATGACCCAATGGAAGGTGTAATTTCGAAGCATTTATCGAAATGGGCACTGGAGAAGATGAACTCTTTAGACCCAAAATTTGAATTCAGTCGTGAAAAGATTGGTAAGTGTGGATTATTCATGAATGCGAAGAAAACTTACATCGTTCAGGTCGTAGATAATGAGGGGTTCACCGTTGCCTCTGGATCAGAGAAGGAGTTTTCCTTCACTGGTGGAGCCTTTGTTAGTTCAACAGCGGCATTGCCTATCAGAACCCTCGTTAGGGGGGTCTTTGAGACCATGATGTTAACCCAAGACCACACAATTTGTAATGATGCCGTTATCGAGGCTTACGGTCACTACTGTAAGCTTGATGTATTCACACTTGCAACCCGTAAATCCATCAAAAACCTAAAGAAATACGAGAAACACGCCACGGGGTTCCAGATTGGAAAAGGAACACCACAAAATGCCAAGGCTTCTCTATTGTATAATTGTTTAATTGATCACTTGCAATTGGGTTCAAAATATGAGAAGATTAAATCTGGCGATAAAGTGAAAATCTTATACGTTGGAAAGAATAAGTTTGGATTGGAGTATGTCGGATTCTTAAATGAGCTTCCTGTTGAATTCGGAATGGAACCGGATTACAGTAAACTGTACTTGAAGAATGCACATCCTACAATGACGAGAGTTTTTAATGCAGTCGGTTGGGACATTGTTGATCCAACAAAGAACTATGCATGTGACATCTTGGCTGAGTTCAGTTAAGACGTTGGTTAAAGGAGAAATAGAATGAGTGAAGAAGAAAAAGTAGTAGTATTTTTGGATGGAGTTTGTCGTACAATTGCAGGTGTAGTTGTTAATGAAACGTCTGAAACAATAACCGTTAGCAATCCAGTGATTGTGAATGCAGTTCCAACTGCACAAGGGCAAATGAGCCTACAGTTGATTCCTGTGTTTTTCAGAGAGATTTTGGCAGACCAGAATGAAGAAGTTAAATTTACATATAATAAATCCCAGATTACAAGGTCGGAAATTACAGACTTGGAACCTGAAATTATGAATCAGTATGGAAAACTCTTCCTTCCTGTAGCAAAGCTTGCACCAACAGCAGTGGAAGATACAGAAGGTGGCGGAACGACTATTGATCTGTTTCCAGATACCAACAAAGTAGAGGATAAAACTGATGGCTAAAAAAAGGATTATGGCTAAAGATATCATCAAGCGGATTAATAAAAAGCTTGGGATTACTGTCAAGTCCTTAATGGATGAGACTCTGGACTTAACGACTGATGTTATGGATACAGGGTCTTATGCCATGAATTCCATATTGACTGGTGATCTTAACGGTGGTGTTCCCATCGGTAAGATCACTGGTTTTTATGGGCCAAGTGGATGCGGTAAAACATTTGTGATTGGTCAGACAATTGGAAATGCCCAGAAGATGGGTTATATTCCAATCGTTGTTGATACAGAAAGCACTTGGGATGAGAGAGCGAGAGGTTTTGGTGTCGATCCGACCAACACGATTTTAATAAATGATGTAATGGTCATCGAAGACCTGCGTAACAAACTATCAGCGGTGATTAAGGATACGATTACAAACAATCAAGAAGCATTTGATGCTGGCGATCTAAAACTTCTATTGGTCATTGACTCACTTGGTGGATTAAGAGCCTCCAAAGAGATCAAAGACGTTGAAGAAGGAAAAGATGCCGCCGATATGGGTACTCGTGCAAAGGCAATGTTCGGTTTATTCCGTGAGTTGACACCACTTTGTGGAGTTCATAAGATTCCATTCATGTGGACTAACCATTGTATGGATAATCCTACGGCGTTGCATCATGAAGCCATCCAGAAGATGCCGGGTGGCCGATCCATTTGGTTCTTCTCATCATGTATTGTTATGATGCGTAGACGTGAAGAGAAAAACGAAGATGGCGAGATCGGAACATTCGCAAGAAACAAGGGTGCAACCATTCCAATTGAATGTGTGAAGCAAAGATACGTGAGGCCGTTCTTAAGGGCTGAGATGTATATCGATTACTCTACGGGAATTGATAAGTATAGTGGATTATTCCAGTGGGCTTTAGATTTGGGTGTTATCGAAGGTAGCAGAACATATGCATTGAAGGATGGAACCAAACTTGGATATAAGAAGGCTATTCTAAAAGACTCAAAACTCTGGGAAGATACTATCCTTCCAGTGTTGAATAAATCGATCAACGAAAACTTTGGCTTCGGAACAAAGAGAACCGAAGAGGTTATGGCTGAAATTGAAGCTGATGTAGAGGGTATTAAACAATTAGAAGAAGAATTTGCCGACGATGAGTAGTAAAATTGATCTAGATTTTTTCGAATTCATTATATTAGATAACTGCTTCAAAAACGAGTCGTATCTTTCGTGTATTGTGGAGCTTGTCGAACCTAAATATTTCGGCAACACCGATGTGCGTAAGATATATCGAATGCTTCAGTTGTTTTATAACTCTAGAGAGAGAATACCAACCGATGATGAGTTGAAATTGTATATGACTCATGACTCTTTGAAGCTTGCGTTCAAAAATACACAAGCAACTTTGAATCAGCTTGGTGATTACGGTGAAGATGAGCTGATAGATAACACAGAAACGTTCATTAAGGAGCGTGGCTTTGCTGTAACCCTCGAAGACATAGTTGAAAACATTCAGGACATTGACATACGTGAAGATTCTACCGAAATACTGGGTAAGTTCGAGAAGATTTGTAATGCATCACTGAACACTGAACTCGGTATGGAATATTTCAATGACATTGATGGGTATATTGAGAGGATGGACACCGAGGAAGCACACATATCAACGGGATTTTCTTGGTTAGATAAGAAACTTGGGGGTGGATACCTTGCATCTGGACGAGCATTGTATGTGTATTCAGGTGCAACCAACTCTGGTAAGTCAATCATGCTTGGGAATGCGGCTAAGACAGCGGTAAACCTAGGGAAGAATGCTGTTGTTATTAGTTTGGAGATGTCAGAAGACATCTATGCAACAAGAATCAGTGGACAGTTGTCTAGAATACCAATCAAAGAGCTTAGAGAGGAAAAGGAAAGCCTCAAACAGTATTGCGAAAAGCATATTTCGGAAAATGACAATAGATTATTCATCAAGGAGTTTCCAAATAACACGATTAAGGTTTCTGCGATCAAGAATTACATCAACGATCTCAAGAAACGAAAGAATTTTAAACCTGATGTGATCATTATTGATTATTTGAACCTATTAGTTGCTAAAAATGTAACAGGGCAGTCATATCAGGATGTTTTAGATATTGCTGGTGATCTACGAGCACTGAGTTACTTCTTTAAGTGCCCAGTTATCAGTGCAACACAGCTTGGCAGGGACGCATTTAATCAGGAGAATCCCGGGATTGAAACAACGAGTGAAAGTATCGGTACAGCACAGACCGCTGACGTTCAGGTTTCCGTATTTTCAAGCGAAGATGACAGAGCAAACGGTATTATAAATCTCGGTATCCAGAAAAATCGATACGGAGAGAACTACGGAACGAAGGCATTGAGTATTGACTGGGATACTTTACACGTAGAACAATTTGAAGGTGATGAAGATGATGAGGGTTCTGTTGAGAACTACATCGATGGTGCAGAATCGGCATTAAAATCGTTGGGGATATCATAGGTGTTGATTTTTTAGCACATTAATGTAAGTAGTTATATGAAAAAGGTTAAGGTATTTGTAAATAATGATTTAGATGGAGCAGGCTCTCTGTTAATCCTTAAGTGGGTTATAGGAGAGAATTGTACCGTCGATCATAAGGTATCTAACGTCTTTAATATAGATGGAGATTACCGTAGATTCATTAATAGCCCAGAAAGTGACGAATATGCAAAAATATTCATACTAAATATGATTCCTGATTTTGATATAGACGACCAAACTGTGGTTTTCAGTAAAGCCACTGATTATTCACGCAAGTTCAAAGGTAAATTAGGAAAATCAACCACAACTACTAAACTAATGGACGAGTTCTTCACCAAAACCGATGGATTGTCTGATGAAAGAAGAGAGATTATTAAGGCCATAGATCAATTTTTCACAGATGGAGTAACATCTAGAAATGGAATAGTGATGAATGCACTATTCTCCTATGCCAATAACAAATATGCCAAATTCTACGATAGATTTGACGAAGGAATTGGTGTGTTATCGGAGAAAGAAGAAGGAGTAGTGCAAAACTACGTTAGTTCATTCGTCACTGTGTTCAGAGGTATAGAAATGGTCGAGCACACGAAGCACGAAGGCATGTTTATAGTCATTGTCCCCGACATGAAACACAAGCATGAGCTTCTAAATAAAATATTTGATAAGCACCACCCCAAAAAAATGGTATTCCTAGTGGATATTGAACAGGGATTGGTGAGTGTAAGAAAAAATGATTCCTATGACTTTGAAATGAGCAACTTGTGCGACAAGATGATTGTCGGACGTTCACTCATTAATTGTGCAGGGGGGCGATTCACTGAACATTTTATAGAGTTTACTAAAATGTTTCATTAATATACGGGAGGTGGTGTGGTGTTATTGACTTATAAGACCCCTTATATAAATACTTTATGCAGAGGAGTATAATATGTCGAGAATAGAAAGAGATGTGGAGCGTTTAGCGGCCTATAACCCGTTTAACATAATTGATGAGGCAGAACTTGACGATGTTATCGCCAAATTTGTCACATTAGTGTGGACTGTTAAGGATAAAAAACTAACAAAGACTACGTTCCTATTAGAACTGTCACAAAATGAGTTTCTGAAAGATATATTCAAGGAGATATGCGGATTTGATTCAGATATTGAAATGTTTAAGGAGTTGGTGTCGAGATACCCCAACATCAGCGAGTCTAAATTTATAAAGAAGAATAGAAAAAAATGACAGATTCAGAAAAGAAGATATACAACACATATTTGAGAATTCTTAGAATATCGAAGGGAGAGCCATACAGGGCTAGAAAGAACTTCGATAAATTTGACGAAAATCCACAGTATCCGAATATAAAGAAAATCGGAAACCTATTTAGATCATGCCCACATGTTTCCATGCGGGATTACTTTATTGCACCATACAAAGTCTACGAGTTTGACGAAGGTTCAGTTTACACGCTAGACTTCTATGCATCCAGAAAGGCATTAGGTTGTTATAAACGATATATGGCTATTAAAGAGATGCAAAATCCAGATGAAGATCATCAACTCGACTTCATCAAAGACTCATTGCAGTTTATATTGAAATATTGTATGGAAAATAAGTTGACATTTGATAAGTATTTTAGACACAAACGAGGATTCACGTATGAGTGGATGAAACATTATGCAGAACGAAAGATTTCAATCATGTGCCTATTGGAATTCTCCGATACATTTGATATGATTATGGAGATTGAGGAAGAACACCGTGTTTTGTTACTTGGTGAAGATATTGAAGAGAAATTTTATAAACTAAAGGACTCGTATTTGAGATCAGTCAAAGCGAGATCAGTAGTTAAGC